CCGCCCGGCATTGTGAAGGGCGCAAGCCCTTGCGCCTGCGCCCGTGCCCGTGCGGGGTGTTAGTACAGTCCTGCTGCCCGCATGTACTCGGTCACGTCCTCTACGTAGTCCATGTAATACTGCCAGCCCTTGCCGTAGTCGGGGCGTTCCACCCTGTACAGGCTATATAACCAGCGATGCGTGTCGGTTTCGAACTCCTGACGGATAACGTAGCGATACTTTTTCGTAGTGTAGCTGATCTCACCGAAGTTATGCTTTCCGTTTTCGATCATGTTCTTGATGAATTTCTGAGTCATGTTTTTCGCTCCCTTCTCTTGATGGATAAAGTATATCATATATTTTATTCCGTTTCAAGGGTTTTCGAAAATAAATTAAATAATTTACTGCTTCCCATGCCTCAGTATCAACATTAATGTAGCCCCTGTTCGGTGGCCACATACCCATACGCCAGCGGTCTTCTGCCAATCTCCCGAATCTGAAAAGCCTGAGCAATAAATTCATCCACATCACCTCGATTATATTACCATAAAACTTCCCGCCTTTCAACCTTTCCTCTTGACTTTGCTTAAAATATATGGTATACTATTCTCATCAAAAAATACAGGAGGTGCGGAAAATGGATGACTACTATCGCCAACTCTACGCGCAAGAACTCGCTCGTCTGCTTCGGTGCTCCGATACATGGAACATGAAGATTGCTGATGAACTTGTGGACCTTGCCGGAATGACTAACGAGCAAGCTTTTATCACTGACGAAGAGCAGCACACAAAACTTGTATTTCGCGCAGCACAAAAACTGGGGGTAAAAATCATATGAAAACGTTTGTTGCAAAAATCGGCAAGGAATGGTACGCATTCGCAGCCTGCAACCATCAGGGTGAACCGTGGGCGTACAATATCGGAGTTGAATCCCGCTACGCTCGTTCCGCTGTTAAGGCTACAGCGGCCAACGTGGAACGTATCTGTCGCCCGTCCCGTGACAAGAACCTTGCAATCAAGAAGGCTCAGCGCGCGGGCAAGATGCACGGCTGGAAGTATTTTGGGGAGGTGACGCTAGATGGCACGGAAGCCCTTTCTTGATGGGGACAATCGCCTAAGCGTGGCAGTGTCCCGCGAGGTTGCAGAGTGGGTTGACGATTTTGCCCATGATCTCTACATTAGTCGCTCCGAACTTCTCCGCGCGATTATCGATGTAGCGCGCGAAGGCGCGAAGCAAATGCCCGATCTGTACAGTGTCGTTATCATCAATCATCTTTCGGAGGTGTGCCCGTATGGCTGCAAAAAAGCAACTGCTAACATATCCAGAGGACGTGTATGTACCGCAAGCGATACAGCGCGGACTACTGACCGAGCAGCAGGTAAGAAAAGAGTATAGCCGCTTGTTAGCCATTGGCATGAAGCGCTATAACCGTCTTGTCGCGGCTGGCTATGCGGAACGCGAATCGGCTAAACTGCTTAAGGCGCAGCTTGTCCCTTTGAAGGATATGCCCGAGTACCCGCCCACTCCCGCAGGCGAGAATCAACGTCAGCGCGCGCTAGCCTATCATTTAACAGGCTTGTCCTACGTGCTGACGCTGAAAACAGGTACAGTCTCCGGTATCAAAGCGTATGAGAAGGCCACACTTGCTCGCCTGCACAAATACGGATACGAATTCGTGACGGAAGCGAATCTGGCTCAATTCGGCGCATTTATGGAGAAACATCGCGCTGAGGTTATGGGCAACGTCCTAGAATCTGATGTTATTGCGCGTATCTGGAACGAATCCGAGCGTTTGCAGATACCGCAAGAACAGGTTGAGAAGGATTTCAGTTTCTTTGTCCAGCATTTGGACGAAATAGAAGACATTCCAGCGGCGCGGGCTGGCGGCGATTCCAAGAAACTGCGCAAATTAATAACAAGGAAGAAGTAACATGGATAGCGTTTACACCGTGGATACATTTCCGTTTGAGCTGATAGCGCAGGCGAAGCATGTAAAGCGCAAGCGCGGTAACAACGGCGGTAAAAGTAAACGCGATTTAAAAGACCTTGTATGTGCGTTTGACATTGAGACCTCTAACATACCAGACATTGAGCAGGCGAGTATGTACATATGGCAGTTACAGATTGACGAACTGGGTACAATCATCGGGCGGACATGGGACGAATACCGGCAGTTGTTGGCGCGCGTGTGTGACTTGCTGGGGGAGAACGAGAGTATTGTGTTTTACGTGCATAATCTCTCGTTTGAGTTCCAGTTTTTGCGCGGTATTTATCCCTTCCAGCCCGACGAAGTTTTCTGCATGGACAGACGAAAAATATTATACTGCTCGATGTTCGACGGCAAAATAGTTTACAGATGCAGTTACATACATAGTAACATGAGCCTTGCGGAGTACACCAAGAAAATGGGCGTTCAGCATGTCAAGCTATCAGGTGCGGATTTCGACTATCGCGAAACGCGCTATCCATGGACTCCATTAACCGATGAGCAGATAGCCTACTGTATTCATGACGTGCGCGGACTTGTCGAGGCTCTGAAAAAGGAAATGGAAGTTGATGGTGATACCCTGATAACCATCCCTCTGACCTCTACTGGATACGTGCGCAGGGACGCGAAGCGCGCCATGAAGCAGGTAAGTCACACGCTGGTTCCTTCCATCCTTCCGGACGAGAAGACGTTTGTTCTGCTCCGCGAAGCTTTTCGCGGCGGCAATACGCATGCAAACCGCTACTATGCTGGGCGCATCATAACAGACGTGGCTAGTGCTGACCGGTCAAGCAGCTACCCCGATACACAAGTAAATTGCGAGTTTCCGATGTCGCGATTTTATTATAAGGGAGAAGCTACCATGAAGGAACTCGACCGCTATATCAATGTTTTGGATAAGGCTGTTGTCATGCGCGTGGCGCTCTGGGGCGTGCGGCTCCGTGACCCGTACTGGGGCGCTCCGTATCTGGCAAGGGACAAGTGCCGGAAGATTATAGAGCCGACCTACGACAACGGGCGTATATTGGAGTGCAAATATTGCGAGACAACGATAACAGATGTCGACCTGCGAATTCTGCTGGATGAATACGATTTTGACAACTTTAAGGCGTTTGACGTGGCGTTTGCCCGCTATGGCAAACTTCCGCGCCCATTGGTGGAGGAAACGATTAACTACTACCGGAAAAAGACCGAACTCAAGAACATAGAAGGACAGGAAATATATTACATGAAGAGCAAGAACAAACTCAACTCCATCTATGGCATGATGGCTCAGAACCCGGCCAAGGAAACTATACTATTTAAGGATAACGATTATATTAAAGATGATGTGCCGCTGAGCGAACGTTTGAAGGAAGCGAACCGCCGAGCGTTTTTGGCCTATCAGTGGGGGTGCTGGGTAACCGCATGGGCGCGTTACCGGCTGGAAGAGGGTATTAAGTTGGCGGGAGATAATTTTGTGTATTGCGATACAGATTGTGTCAAGTATGTACAGGAGATTGACTGGAATCCGTACAACGCTAAGCGTATCAAAGATAGCATAGCAAACGGCGCATATGCAGATGACCCGGCCGGTGAGCGTCATTACATGGGGGTGTATGAGCAGGAAAGGACCGACCAAAGGTTTAAGACGCTGGGCGCGAAAAAGTACGCATTTGAGCAGGACGGGAAAACCTATATCACCGTAGCAGGCGTGAATAAACAGATAGGCGGCAAAGAGCTAGAGCGGTACGGCGGACTAGATGCGTTTAACGAGGGGTTTATCTTCCGGGAAGCGGGGGGCATGGAAAGCGTTTACAATGATGAACCGTATGGATATGTCAACATTGACGGCCATGAGCTTTACGTCGGGACGAATGTACTTCTACGCGATAGCACATACTCGCTGGGCATCACGGACGAGTATCGCAGAATCCTAGAAAAATGTTACTGTATGGGTTGACAAGCTCTGTCTTATGGTATATAATATACACGTAACGCAAAGCATCCAAGCGTGGCATGCAGGTGGGAAACATTGAGCAGCGCCTACCGGCTGCCTGTCACCCCGTGATAGTGCGGTTCCATCGGCCGACTCTATCGCACGACACCCGACTAACTCAACGACCAAATAAAAGAAACGGAGAAGAAAACCATGAAAGTTATCGCCAAGTCTAACAACCTCAAGCCTCAGGAACTCTATCAGATGGCCAACGGGAACGACATTAAGCGCATGCGCGACGTAGCCGGACAGACGCTCGATCTTGCGGGCTGGCTCATCTTTGAGGATGAGAAGCCTGACGGGGAAAATTCCACAATCGTGACCGTGCGCACGACCGAAGGCGAAATGTACGCTACCAATTCGCCCACCTTCCGGCGCAGTTTCGAAAGTATGACGGCGTTCTTTGATACCGTGGACGCTATCAAGGTTGTGTCCTCGACCAGCAAAAAAGGGCGCCCGTTCATTACCTGCGATTACGTGGAACGTTAACACCAGACAGCGCCCTTTGTGGGCGCTTTTCTTTTATTGATGTTTCACGTGAAACAATGGAGGTACTTGAAAATGAAGCTCTACAATGTTGACGGCTGGGCAGACATTCCCGCGATTCTGGATTACTGCGAGCGGCAAGGTTGTTTTACAATTTTCCTTATAGGCGGGCGTGGTACTGGTAAGACATACGGCGCGCTATCCTACGTGTTGGATACTCAAACCCCGTTTATGTACATGCGGCGGACACAGGCACAGGCGGACATGGTGAGCAGGCCGGAGTTTTCGCCATTTAAGTCTATCAATGATGACCGTGACATCTATATCGGTTCTGTTGCCGTCTCCAAGTATTCCGCCGGATTTTATCACATGGAGCAGGACAGCGACGATAAATGGAAGCCCGTCGGCGCTCCGCTGGGTTACTCTTGCGCGCTATCGACTATATCTAACATGCGCGGCTTTGATGCATCGAACGTCCGCCTACTGGTTTATGATGAGTTCATCCCTGAGCGCCATGAGCGCCCTATAAAGAATGAAGCTGCTGCATTGTTTAACGCATACGAAACCATTAACCGCAACAGGGAGATAAAAGGGGAGAAACCGCTTGTCATGCTCTGCTTGTCCAACGCAAATGACCTTGCGAACCCCATATTTATGGAGTTGGGGCTGGTAGACAAGGTGGAGCGCATGCGTCAGAAGGGTCGAAGTGAGTACATCGACCGCAAGCGCGGTTGCGCAGTTATTCTGCTGACGGATAGCCCTATCAGCCATGCCAAGAGGGAAACGGCGCTTTACCGTCTGACGGCCGGCACTCAATTTGCAGATATGGCGCTGGCTAACGACTTTACCCAAGATCACCCCATTAATATTGTTTCGAAAGATTTGAAGCAATATCGTCCATTATGTAGCGTGGGAGAGATTACCATATATAAACATAAATCTGCTCAGGAGTATTACGTTTCTATCCATCGCAGCGGTTCCCCGCATACCTATGATGCAACGCCCTACGGTTGTGCGCAATTCCGAAAAGAACAATCATGGCTCAGTATCGCCTATCTGGAGGGTAGGTTGTATTTCGAGTCATATTCTTGTCAAAAATACTTGACAAATTACCTTAAGACCGTATAATGTAATTGAGCCGTTGTCCAAGTGCAGCCCCGGAAGGGCGGACATGCGCCAGCACAGTGCAAGAAACGGCTCATATCTTTATATACAAGGAGGGGCGGAACGTGGAGGAAACGGTTAATCTGATTGTGCAGCTGATTTCGAATGTGGGCTTTCCGATTGCGTGTGTGTGCGCAATGTTCTATTTTTGGAACAAAGAACGAGAAGACCATAAGGAAGAGAATCGCCAATGGGTGGAAGCGCTGAACAACAACACACAGGCAATGAATTCCCTGTTGGAATTGGTGAAAAAGGAATGATAGACTGCATCAAGTTTGCCGAACAGGCATACACATACCGAGTCAGTCACATCCCATACAAAGAGCTGGACTGCCAGGCGTTTGTGGAAAAGGTGCTGCATGACTGCGGCGTGTCCCGAAACTGGCGCGGTTCCAACCACATGTGGCGAGAAGCGCTGAAATGGCGCGGAACCTACACGGAAGCCCTTGTAAAATACGGCTGTATCCCGCGCGGCGCATTGCTTTTTACCGTCAAAACGGACGGCGGCGAGAAAAAGCGCGGCTATAACGATAAGGACGGTAACGCTTGTCACGTTGGCATATTCACGGGCGAAGGATACGGCGCAATGCACAGCACAACCGGTGGAGTACAGCAGGCGCGCGGCGATGATAGGCGTTGGACACATGTCGGACTGCTCAAAGACGTGTACTATCACACCGACGGATTGACAGACCGCGAAATGCTCGAAAAGATACTGGACTATGTTAAAATTATTTCGGAGGTGCTTAAGAAATGACCATCGAAGACATTCTTACTCTCGCGCGTGCTGGTTATACTAGCGAGCAGATTAACGCACTTTACAACGTGCAGGCACAGGCTCCGGTGCAGGCTCCGGTGCAGGCTCCGGTGCAGGCTCCGGTGCAGGCTCCGGTGCCGACCGCGCCGACCGCGACGCTCGATGACGTAATGCGCAGCATTGCAGGACTGACCACTGCCGTTCAGGCGAACGCCATTCTGGGCGCTCAGCAGCCCGCGCAGCCGACCGTTAATGATGTGCTGGCGCAGATTATCGCGCCGAATCCACCCGCACAGGGTTAACAATTGAAAGGAAGGTAGATAGCAATGGCTAACACTCTCAGCATTGATCAGGTTTGTACCGTCCTTAACTCTGTTGTCCAGCAGGCAACGGGCGCGGCGGACATGACCGCGACGGATACCGCGAGCTTTGTCACGGTTGCCAAGTATGGCCTTGAGAAGGGTTATGACCCGCTCATGACCGCAATTTCTCAGGTACTTTCTCGCACACTGTTCGCAGTACGGCCTTACAGCGCCAAGTTTAAGGGATTGATGGCCGACTCCATCCGATACGGCAACCATGTCCGCAAGATCAACTATATTGACAAGCCGACCGTGGAAAGCCGAGTCCTTCAGCTGACGGAAGGCCAGAGCGAAGACCAGTATATTGTCCGCAAACCGGAAGTGGTGCAGACGAACTTCTACGGCGGCGGCACGTGGCAGGACTATATCACCCGCTATACCGAACAGCTTGATACCGCTTTTAGCGGCCCAGAAGAGTTTGGCCGTTTTATCTCCGGGCTTATGACCGAACTGACAAACAAACACGAGCAGGAGAACGAGAGCATGGCGCGTATGGCGCTGGCGAACTTTATCGGCGGTAAGATCGCTGGCGATACTTCTAACGTTATCCATCTGCTGACCGAGTATAACGCGCTGACTGGGCTGCAGCTTACCGCGCAGACCATCTACACTCCTGAGAACTATAAACCGTTTATGCAGTGGGTGTACAGCCGTATCGTAGGACTTTGCGCCATGATGACTGAGCGCTCCGTCAAGTTCCATACCAATCTCAACATTGGCGGACAGAACAAACTTATTATGCGGCATACCCCGTATGCGCAGCAGAAGATTTATTTAACTGCGCAGAATCGCTATCAGAGCGAAGCTTGGGTACTCGCTAATACCTATCATGATAACTATCTGCGGATGGCGGACTTTGAGACGGTAAACTACTGGCAGGATATTGATAATCCCACAAGCATCAAGGTTTACGAATCCTATCTTAAGCCGGACGGTACGATTGCGACGAACTCCAAGAAGGAAAGCGGCGACGCGCCGACCGCGACCGATAAGCTTTTTGGCGTTATCTTTGACGAAGAAGCTGTTGGCGTGACCATGATCAATAATAGCTTGACCGCAACCCCGATCAACGCGCGCGGCCTGTACACCAATCTCTGGTGGAACTCTACTTACCGCTGGTGGAACGACTTCACCGAAAACGGCGTAGTTCTGCTGCTTGACTAAAATAACAGGGAGGGTATGACCAAATGGCGTTTACAGTTCAGTTATACCAGTTTGCGAAAAAAGCGAATAGCACGGCATACCCTCCCGCGTCTCTTGACCCGTTTACGTTTGAGGGTGTGCTGCGGGAGGGGACTTCTGTCCTCTCTCCGGTTTTTGGGTTTGATTTTGGGGCAGGCGGCGTTAATGCATCGCAGTTTGCTGGCGCGATGCCAACATGGGCGATAGTTGCGGCTCCATTTTCCCGCTGCTACTTCATCAAAAACTGGGAGTACAGTGATGGATTGTGGTGGGCATATATGACCGTTGATGTGCTGGCAACCTACAAAATCAATATAGGCGGTTACACTGGTTATATTGTACGTTCTACAAATAATGCGGCATGGGATAGACGCGCGGGCGATACGACGTATCCTCCTATCGGAGGAACGTACTCCATTTTTGCAGATGATGATTCGTTCTGGCAAAAATTCGCTCAGCAGGCTGGTTTGCAAACAGATTCGCCTGCCTATATCGTCGGAGTGGTGAATAACGCAACTGATACGCTCAGACGTGGTGGAGTAAGTTATTATGCTATGACCGAATCGCAGATGCAAACATTCATCAACGTATTGCTATCTTCTATTGATTATGCAAATATTTCAACTGAAGATATTAGCGAAAGCGTCGCGAAGCTGCTTCTCAATCCTACGCAGTATATTGTCTCCTGCACATGGTTCCCTTCCGCAACATGGCTGTTCGGAAGCACGCTGGACAACAAGACCGATCTTCCGTTCGGGTGGTGGACGCTGAATGGCGTGGGTTGCCGAACGATGAAAACCACTACCGCTGCACTTGTGGGTACGTGGAATTTCGCAATCCCGAAACACCCGCAAGCCAATAATTACCCATATACGCAGCTAGAACCATACAGCCGTTACACTATTCACATTCCCCCCTGGGGAGACATTGCAATAGAACCCGGCTTGCTTTACGGTAAAAGCCTGCTTAACATATCCATTGAAAGCGACCCGACAGCAAGCTATGCAGTTTTGCTCATTCAGGATGATGAATATAACGTGCTTGCCCGCTATGATGGTCGAATCGGGGTGGACGTCCCGCTTGCAAGTATGACCGTTGACCAGAATATTAAGTCACTGGCGAGTACGCAAGCAAGTAACCTGCTTAATACGCAATTCGACGTGGGCGGCGGATTAACCGCAAGCCCTATGGACTTCATCAAAATAGGCGGTGCGGAAGTTTCCAAGTCGTTGCAAAACACTTTCCATAAGGTTTTCGGAGGGAAAAATGCGGGAGACGCTGGGCAGGCTTTTTATGAACTTTATGACGCAGCGGCGAACGTTTCGGCTTCCCGTCTGGCCAACATGGTAACAGTGGAGAGCAGCGGAATAGCATCCTCCACATCACCCTACTATGAGCGCGCCTATCTGCGACTGGATTATATCAATATGGCAGAGCCAAACGATGAAAAATACGGCAGGCCAGCACTTCGCACAGCGCAGATCAGTACAATACCCGGATTCATTAAAGTTGGCAGGCCTGATATTACTCTAACTGCAACTGATACGGAAGTCAGCGCAGTAAACCAATTAATGGCAGCGGGGTTCTGGTATGAGTGAATGGACGAAGCCGAGCGACCCGGACGGTCCTGCTATAGTTCATCCGCTAGAGGACTTACGGCAGGAGACGGGCAAGTATGGAACATACTGGACGGGCAACCGAGATATTACCGACTATTCCGACAAGCAAAAAGTCAACGCTGAGTATTTATGGGCGTGGGGAACTGCCAAGGGTTATACGCTCGAAGCCATATCAGGCATGGCTGGCAACATGACACGCGAGTCACACATTGACCCCGGCCGCTGGCAGAAAGTCTCCAGCGGCATGACCAAGCGCAAGCAAGGATACGGGCTGGTGCAGTGGACTCCATACTGGAAATATGGAGACTGGTGCGAAGCGCAAAACCTCTACCCGCCAAAATATGATAGCGCGCTGGCGCGCATAGAGTATGAGATTGCCAACAATGAGCAGTGGATACCAACTAATACGTACAACCTGACGTTTAACGAGTACTTGCACACAAGTAACCAGTCAATAGAATGGATGGCCAAGGCGTTTTTCTACTGCTATGAGCGCGGCACAAACGCGAGCAGCCGAATCAAACCCGCCGAATACTGGTATGATTATCTGGGCGGCACAACGCCTACCCCGCCGGGAAAAACAACCTTGCCTATCTGGTTGCTTAAAAAATGCGCTGATAACCAGCGCATGAAGGGAGGTATATTGTTATGAGCGCTCCATACTACTATGACTATATCAACAAGCAAAACAGTACAGTCAAGCCCTCAACCGTTCATATCCATAATACAGGACTATCTATGTTCTTCAAGCGTTACCTATTGCAGCGCGCTATCTCCGTGTTTAAGTGGAAACTTCCGGAGACGTGGAGCAAAGACTATTTCCTCTATTCCCTCTACTGTTGGGGCTATGTGGCCATTGTCAACACTGACAAATTCGGCGTAATCCCGCAGGCTTGCGGCCTGAGCGGTTACGACGTATTTTATCAGCCGACCAACGCAATCATTGCAAACCCACTTCTGCGCGGCACGTTGCAACCGAAAATCGGCAAGGAATGTACACTTATTAAGCTTCAACCGGACTACGGCAACGTAATGGGGCTTGTGGACTATTATGGCGACCTGCTCGCGCTGACGGCTGAGAGCACAAGCGTTAACCTTGTCAACACCCATATGGCCTATGTGTTCGCGGCTGGTAACAAGGCGAGCGCCGAAACCTTCAAGAAGCTCTACGACCGTGTAGCGTCTGGCGAAGTGTGCGCAGTGGTGGACAAGAGCCTGTTTAACGACGATGGTTCGCCGACATGGCAAACCTTCACTCAGAACGTGGGACAGAACTACATCAGTGACAAGCTGCTTTCCGACTTCCGTCGCATTCAGAACATGTTTGACACGGAAATTGGAATCCCTAACACCAACACGGAAAAGAAAGAGCGCATGCTTGCCGACGAAGTGACCATTAACGCAGTAGAGACAGCCAGTAAGGTAGACTTATGGCTGGAAGAACTCAAGGACAGCTGCGAACGCGCAAACAAAATGTTCGGGCTGGATATGAGTGTTGAGTGGCGCTACCGCCCGCAGAACGTGGAGGGAGGGGATGACAATGGCAACCGTCAGTCTGCTGGGGCTGTACAGAACAGACCCTAGTCTGTTTGATTCTTTCAGCCTGCCCGAGAGCGTCAACAAAACGACGCTAACTAACCAGATTTTGATGGACACGTCGGAACTCGAAATTATCTATCCGTCCGCTCCGGCCATGAAGGACGCTATCTCTATGTGGAGCGCGGCGAATGTGGAGAACTGGACGAAGCTGGCAGAGATTTACAAACTACAATACAATCCGATCGAAAACTATGACCGAAACGAAGAATGGGACGATACCGGAACCGTGGGAAATATTAGCAGTACCACCACAAGCAACAACTACACCGAAACACAGGACACAACCGGCAGCACAAAACCACAAGTGCAGGTCCAGGAAAACGTCTGGGGATTTAACAGCGCGACGAATGTCCCCAAGTCTAACCAGATCACGTCCGGCTCAACCGATACCACCGGCAAAAACACGGCCACCGGCACGAGCAGCGGCACAGGCTCTAACGACCAGACCGAGACGCGCGACCTGAACCGCAAAGGCCATGTGCATGGCAACATCGGCGTAACCACTTCGCAGCAGATGATAGAGAGCGAAATAGCCCTATGGGATAAATTCAATATCTATGACTTTATCACACAGGCTTTTCGCAAACGCTTCTGTCTACTGATTTATTAAGGGAGGGACTGACTATGTGCCCAATTTTTGAAAACTTTCCCTATACTAACTATCACGACCTGAATCTAGACTGGATTCTGGAACAGGTAAACCAGATTCCGGACAAGCTTGCCAGCAAGCAGGAGGAAATCACGGCTAATGCTGCAACCGCCGCCGCCAAAATTGCAGCGCCCCAAGCGGCGCAGTTGGCTATCCCCGCGGCGACGGAGGAAGCGACCGAAGCCGCAACTCAGGCTGCAAGCGTTGCTGCAACCGCAGCCGCGACGGAAGCCGCCACACAAAACGCAATTAACGCGCTGCGCCCCGAGTTAAAACCGGACGAGTATCCGCACACCATCGCCGTTAGTGACTGGATTCTTAATGCGACGACGAATCTGTACACGGCGCAGATTCCCGTCCCTAACGTTGCTGAAACTGATCGCATCATGGTCGGTCTGGGCGCGGTCACTCAGGCGGAATATCAGAGCGCGGCCAAAGCTGGGCTAAGCGCTACCGCCCTCACGTTCCCCGGCAAACCCGCCGCAACCGTGTCCATAGCCTGTATGCAGGGGATTAAGCCGACTATCCCCATTCCCGTTATTGCGCTTGTTTGGTAAGGAGGTGCAGAGTATGAGCATTTTCAATAATTTCCCCGCCGTTGGTGCTGGCGGGGACACAAGCGACGCGACCGCCACCGCCGCCGACATTTTGCAGGGAAAAACGGCCTACGGCGCAGACGGTAAAATTACTGGAACGATTCCGAGCGTAGAGGGCAAGCAGATTGTGCCAAAAGCCGCTGGACAGATTGCAGTGGCGGGCAACGTCTATACGACAGGCGCGAGAATTATTCCAAAAGAGGATAACTTCATTCCCGCCAATATCCGTAAAGATGTATCTATCTGGGGAGTAGTTGGTACACTCGACCCGAGCAGCACACCCGCTCCTGACCCCAATCTGATTCCCGCCAACGTCAAGGCTGGCGTAACCATCGATGGCGTTACGGGCACGTTCACCAACGATGCAACAATCACGGCGGATTATATACTCGACGGCTTCAGCGGATACGCGAATGGCGAGAAAATTACTGGTAACATTCCGAGCAAAGACGCAGCAACGTACACCCCCGGAACCGCCGACCAGTATATCAGCGCCGAGCAGTATTTGAGCGGCGCGCAGAAAATCTCTGGTGATGCTAACCTTGTGTCCGGTAACATCGCGCAGGGTAAAGAGATTTTCGGAGTAACCGGTACGTTCACCAGCGACGCGAACGCGACGGCGGAAAGCATGCAGCTGGGCGTGAGCGCGTATGTTAAGGGGCAGCGCGTCGTGGGTACTGCGCCGGTCCAAGCGGCGAAGACTGTTACGCCTACCACTACAGAGCAGACCGCTGTAGCGAGCGGAAGCTTTACCAGTGGAGAGGTTAAGGTTGCGGGGGACGCGAATCTTGTGGCCGAGAACATCAAAGAGGGCGTGAGCATCTTTGGAGTTACGGGGACGCTGGCCGGTGGCGGGGGCGGAGTAACCACATATTCGCATTTGGACACGTGGCAGCAGATAAACGTAGGGAACACGCTCACAGTAACAATGGATCATCAGCCAACCGTTATCGCATTTTACGTGAGTAGCGCGATGATACCTACGCCAAAAACAACAGCGTCTAGTGTGACACTAAACACTACCCGCAACATTGTGGCCGATTCCCGCGATGAAAATGGCCCGTCTATACCTGCACCTACTATTACAAGCACCGGATTCACATATAGCTATGGACAAGGCGCGAATTGCTGGGTTAAATATGTAGCATACTGACACGGGCACGGGCGCAGGCGCAAGGGCTTGCGCCCTTCACAATGCCGGGCGGTTAGAGAGCTTTAACACATTGTTAGTTAATTAATTAACAATCATGGCCTGGGAAGGCCTGGGGAAGTTAGAGACCTCTAACCGTATTAGGTTTTCG